TAAAAACTAAAACAGCTAAGAAAAAAGAACTAGAGTCTTTAGTAGCTAAATTAGAAAAGGATGTCGTTTAAAGAAAGACTTTTATACCTTGCTATAGCATTTTTGGGGGTCTATTATTTAATTAATATGTACTCTTCAAATGAAAAAGAATATATTAATAAATATAATAATAAAATAGAGGCATTAGAACAAAAAGTTGATTCGTTACATTATATAAACGAAAATTTAGTATATAAAATTGATACATTAAATCAAGAAATACAAAAATTAGACAACGCCATTTATTTACAGAACAATAAAATTATTATATTAAAAAAGCAAACAAATGAAAAAATTAATGCTGTTGATTCTTTTAACGATGACGAGCTTACTAGGTTTTTCACAGAGCGCTATAGACAGCACCTCGATTCAATTAAAAAAACCAATAGTAAAACTCGTAATTAAAGATTTAATACAAGGTGATGGGCTTAAAAAAGAACTATCCCTTATATCAACTAAAGTTTTTTTGTTAGAAAATAAAATTGTTATAAAAGATAGTGTTATTAATAATCTAAATTCTCAAATAAATAATTTTAATTCTATATTGTTTACTAGTAAGAAACAGTTTGAATTAGCAGAGGATTTAAATGCAAAATTAAAGTTATCATTGAAAAAACAAAGACTTAAAACTAAATTAACAGGAGGTGTAGGTATTGTAGCTATTGTTGGTGTAATTCTTTTACTAAAATAATAATGGCTGATATAAAAAAAGTAATACGCCAAGAATATTTAAAATGTGCTACGGACCCAGTACATTTTATGCGTAAGTACTGTTATATACAGCACCCACAACGTGGTCGCATACAGTTTAACCTGTACCCATTTCAAGAAAAAATATTAACGTTATTTCAAAATAACGACTATAGTGCTATACTAAAATCTAGACAACTAGGTATATCAACATTAGTGTCAGGTTACTCTCTTTGGTTAATGACCTTTCATAAAGATAAAAATATACTGGCCTTAGCAACTACACAGGCAACCGCAAGAAATTTAGTAACAAAAGTACAATTTATGTGGGAAAATTTACCTTCATGGCTTAAAGTAGATTCTGCGGAAAATAATAAATTATCACTTAGATTTACTAATGGTTCAAAAGTACAAGCAAAATCTTCAAATGCTGATGCCGCACGTTCGGAAGCAGTATCATTGTTGATAATTGATGAAGCAGCCTTTATTGATAATATTGCTGAAACATGGGCATCAGCACAACAAACCCTAGCGACTGGTGGTGGAGCTATAGTATTATCTACACCTTATGGTACAGGTAATTGGTTTCATCAAACTTGGGTTAAGGCGGAACAGGGAGAAAATGATTTCTTACCAATTAAACTTCCATGGTATGTCCATCCTGAAAGAGATCAGTCATGGAGAGATGCACAGGATAATTTATTAGGTGATCCTAGATTAGCAGCACAAGAATGTGATTGTGATTTTAGCACATCAGGTGATATAGTATTTTATAATGAACATTTAGAATATTATGAAAAATCCTTTATTAAAGAACCACTAGAACGTAGAGGTGCAGATCAAAACTTATGGGTTTGGGAAAATGCTGATTATTCTAGATCTTATATGGTCTTAGCAGATGTTGCTCGAGGTGATGGAAAAGATTTTTCTACTTGTCATGTAATGGATGTTGAAACTAATGTTCAAGTAGCAGAATATAAAGGTCAAATTGGTACTAAAGAATTTGGACATTTATTAGTAGGATTAGCTACAGAATATAATGAAGCATTACTAGTAATTGAAAACGCCAACATAGGATGGGCTACAATACAAGTAGCTATAGATAGAAACTATTCTAACCTTTACTATTCACAAAAGAGTGGAGAAGCCAATGCTAGTTCGTATTTTGACCAATATGAGGACAATTCTAAAAAAGTAGCTGGTTTTACAATGTCATCTAAAACAAGACCTATGATAATAGGTAAGTTTCAAGAATACATTGGTGATAAAGGAGTAACAATTCAATCTAGAAGGTTGATAGAAGAAATGAAAGTATTTATTTGGAAAAATGGAAGGGCAGAAGCGCAAACAGGATATAATGATGATTTAGTAATGGCTTTTGGGATGGGGATGTATGTTAGAGATACGGCATTAAAATTTAAACAAAGAGGAATAGACTTAACAAAACAAACCTTAGGTAATATGACAGTTAATAGGACACCTTACCAAGGTGGTTATGGTAGTGGTTACAATCAACAAGTAAAAAACCCATATAGCATGAATGACGATAAAGGTAATAAAGAAGATATTAGTTGGTTATTATAACCATATTTATAAACAATAATTATATATTAGATGGCAGATAAAAGTGTATTTACAAGATTAAGGAGATTATTTTCTACAGACGTAGTAATACGAAATGTTGGAGGTAACCAAATTAAAACCATAGATTCGGGTCATATCCAATCTAGTGGAGAGTATGAAACAAATGCTCTAGTAGACAGATTTAATAAAGTCTACTCCTCAGCCCCTACCTCATTATATGGGGCACAATTTAATTTAAACTATCAATATTTAAGAACACAACTATACTCAGAATATGATGTAATGGACACAGATGCTATTATAGCCTCTTCTCTTGATATTATAGCAGATGAGTCTACACTTAAAAATGATATGGGTGAAGTGCTTCAAATTAGAAGCTCTAATGAAGATATACAAAAAATATTATATAATTTATTTTATGATGTATTAAATGTAGAATTTAATCTGTGGATGTGGGTTAGACAAATGTGTAAATATGGCGATTTTTTCCTAAAATTAGAAATAGCTGAAAAATTTGGTGTATACAATGTTATACCTTACACAGCATATCATATTGAAAGACTTGAAGGTCAAAATCCTGAAAATCCTTCTGAAGTAAGGTTTAAATGGAATCCTGAAGGTTTTTCTGGAGGTTCTTCTAGTGGTTATTATAATGTAGCAGGGGCTAATGGAGCAAACGATGATAGAAGTGGTATAATATATGATAATTATGAAATGGCTCACTTTAGAATGGTGGGTGATGTTAATTATTTACCTTATGGTAGGTCTTATATTGAACCAGCTAGAAAATTATTTAAACAATACACGTTAATGGAAGATGCGATGTTAATTCATAGAATTGCTCGTGCTCCTGAAAAAAGAGTATTTTATGTAAACGTTGGAGCAATTCCACCTAATGAAGTAGAAGCATTTATGCAGAAAACTATCAATAACATGAAACGTACTCCAATGATGGATGAAAAAACAGGTGAATATAACTTAAAATATAACATGCAAAACATGTTAGAAGATTTTTACATTCCTGTTCGTGGTAATGATAGCGCAACAAAAATTGAAACAACACCAGGATTACAGTATGATGGTATTGCGGATGTTGAATATTTAAGAGAAAAATTATTTGCTGCTCTTAAAGTACCAAAATCTTTTATGGGTTATGGAGAAGGAGAAGCAGGTAAATCTACATTAGCACAACAAGATATTAGATTTGCTCGTACTATTGATAGAATACAAAGAATATTATTATCTGAGCTCCAGAAGATTGCTCTAGTTCATTTATACACACAAGGGTTTAGAGATGAAACCTTAACAAATTTTGAATTGTCAATGACAACTCCTTCTATCATTTATGATCAAGAAAGAATTGAATTAATGAAATCAAAATCTGAATTAGCAGGTACATTATTAGAACAAGGTTTAGTACCATCTGATTGGATTTACCACAATGTATACCACTTTAGTGAAGACCAATATGATGAGTATAGAGATCTAGTTCGCGAAGACTCTAAACGCAAATTTAGAAATGATCAAATTTTAGCAGAAGGCAATGATCCAGTAGAAAGTGGTCAATCATATGGAACTCCTCATGATTTAGCTTCATTATATGGTAAAGGCAGAACAATGTCTGATCCTGCTAATGTACCTGATGGGTATGCTGATGATTTAGAATTAGGTCGACCTAAAGATGGGGTTACTAATAGAGGAAAACAAGACAATAATTTCGGTAAAGACCCTCTAGGAGTTAAAAGCATGAAAGGAACAGATAAAAATGATGGAGATTTTAAACCAAGACTATCAGAATTTGAAGACCCTAAAATAACTTACCTAAAAAATAAGGATATATTTAAAGGTTTAGACAAAAAACAACTAATATTTGAACAGGATAAAGCGGACTCTTCATTACTTGATGAATCTCGACTAAAATCTTAATATTTATAAATAAATATATTTTTGATGAAAATTAAACACTCAAAGTATAAAAATACAGGTATACTATTTGAATTACTTGTTAGACAGATAACTGCGGATACCCTGTCGGGTAAAGAATCCAAGGCTATTGACTTATTAAAGACTTACTTTGTAAAAACAGAATTAGGTCGTGAATATAAGTTGTATGAAACAATTACAAAGTCTAAAGTACTAAATGAATCTAGAGCTACCGTATATTTAAATACTACACTAGATAACTCTAAAATATTTAATAGAGGTGCTTTAAGAAAGCAAAAGTACAATTTAATTAATGAAATAAAAAACCATTATAACTTAAATACTTTCTTTGGTTCACAAATTAAAAACTACAAAGAAACTGCAGCCTTGTATACATTAATCGAGGGTGTTAATTCTAAAACTGTAGTTGACAATAACCAGTTAATTGCTAGTAAAATAACAATACTAGAATTTTTAACTAAAACTGAAATAAAAAAGACCAAAAAAGACCAAGTACTAGCCGAATTTACTACTTACGATAAGGATGTAAGGTCCTTAACTTATAGAATATTACTAGAAAAATTTAATGAAAAGTATGATGGTTTAAGTCAAGATCAAAAACAAGTACTTAAAGAATTTATCACCTCCGTAGACTCAACACCCGGATTAAGAACTTTTTATAATTCTAAAATAGTTTTACTTAAAAATTCCTTAAAAGAATCTTCTAAAGATATTAAGGATGAAGCTACTAAAATAAAAATTAACGAGATTACTAAGTTTTTAGTAGAATTAAATAAAACAGATAAGGTAGATAATGATAATCTAGTTGATTTGTTACAATACTACGAATTAGTAAATGAAATTAAAATAGCAAATGGCGTTAAAATATAAACTTAAAGAAATAGAAGTAGGTGACGTAAAAATAGATAACGGAGTTAAGTCTGTAGTTACAAGTAAAGACCCTAATACGGGTGCTATATCTTGGTCTATAGATTATGTTCCTAATTTAACTAAATTAGTTGAAGATTCTATGGAATTAGCTAGTACGGCAAAGGGTGTGTATCAAAAAGCTAAAGATGATAAAAAATTTCTAGATATATACGAACAATCAAAACAATTAAGAAATACAATTCGTACCCATGTTAGAAATAATTATCCTGAAGACTATAAAAAATCAACAAACGAATCAGTAGAAGAAGGAGTAGTTTATGATAATGAAACTCAAATATTAAAAGCTAAAATTTATGCTGAGGATTTTATGAGATCATATCGTAAAATGCTTAGAATAGTTGATGGTAACTTTGGAGAAGTAGCAGAAGCTGAATTTAAAAAGATAGTAAAGGCCAAATTTAATGGTATGAATGAATCTGTAGTTAAAGAAGAAACATTTGAAGACGAAATCGTAAGATTAGAAGATACAATGTACGTTGATCGAAGAGATGGTGGTAAAATTTTTATACACCCCTTAGATAAACCAGGTGTAAGAAGACCTTCAAAAGATTACATTTCAATTAGTGGTAATAACATAACAGCTGTTCAAGGATACAATTCAGGACCAATACAAGATTTAGCAGAT